AAGAAGCAGGGGTGGATTGGGAAAAGATATACGCTTTAATGCACGACACCATCAACAAAAACACGCACCGAGTTATGCGGGCAGGTAACACGTTATTTTGGTATCAGTTTTTACCGGACAAACAAATAAGCTTCGTTATGTTAACCGCTGACCCCAAGAGCGAGATTGACGACAGAACAAAAGAATTTCGGCAGGCTGTAAAAGCTGTTGGTTTGAAAATTAAACAACAGCCATAACGACTGTAATACCATTCAATAGGAGAAAACATGTCGTTATCAGCTCAAGAAATAAAACAAAAGCTAGCTAGTGAAGGGATTGTTTATATGCCCGGCGCGTGGGCATATGAAGATATTGCTGAATACCGGTCAGAACCGGATACAAAAAACTTTTTACAGCTAGGCCCAACCAGGGGCAATTATCTAACCCCATATGAAGCCGCTCAAATAATTGGGATAAGCGGTGATGACTTAAATAAGTTAGCAACGCAATCTTATTATAAAGCGGAAAACGACCCTGCTGGGTTGCGCATCCCAACGTCAGATTTTAGTAGGTTGGCCGATCTTTTCCCAAAACCTCCTCCGGTTGACACTGGCGGCAAAAGCGGCGGACTTTTTGGTTTTATAGACTCGGCGCTCTCTGCTGTTGGCAGCACAGTAGGGAAAATTGGGGACTATGTTTCTACAACAATTTCAAATATTGCAGAAAATCCGCTGCCTACTATAGCTACGATTGCTCTTACAGCCGTGGGCGTGCCCGCTCCATTAGCCAATGCTATGGTTACCGCCGCAACGGGCGGGGATATGGAGCAGATTGTTTTAAGCGCCGCTGCAAGCTACGCAGGCGGGCAAATCGGCCAGCAAATAGGAGGGGCTTTTGCCCCGGATCAAGTGGTCGGCGGTGCGTGGGGCGACGAAGCGTTTAGCGCTTCAGTTAAACCGGATTTATCTCAGCAACTCGTTCAGAAGATTGTGACCGATGCGTCTTCCGGCGCTGCTACCGCTGCTTTGCAAGGCAAAGATTTTGACCAAATATTAGCGGCGGGCGTTTCTGCTGTTGTTGGGCCGCAAATCAATAATGTTCTTAAAACGGAGTTTGGTTTAGATCCAAAAGATTTATCGTCAAAACTTGTTTCAGATTCTGTCAAAAGCGCAACTCAGGCAATCTTAAATAATACCGACCCAGCGACGGCTATTGGCAATGCAATAGGCGGCACGTTAATGTCAGAGGGGTTTAGCAGTTTAGTAGGCCCGCAACCTCCGCAAAGGCGACCTGCCGGAATATATGACACCCCCGTTCTAGCAGATGAATTTGGTGTATCGGGCAGAGAAGATGACCAGCTGCTTGCTAGCGACAGTCTCCCCGAAGTAACACTTTCGCAATCCGATGTTTCTGGGTTGGAAGACTTGTTGCCAGATGAATTGCAACAGCTTGGTTTGGGTACTGTTGATTTGCCTAGCGAGCCGGATGAGCTTGATGACATCTTTGAGTCTTTATCAACAGGGCCGACCCTGCCAGAAGATAAATTATTCCAGGAACTAATTTTTGGCGAATCTGGCCCGCGCTTTCAAGAGCCGCTGACAGGGATAACCTTCCCCGGCGGAGAAACTATAACGTTCGATGACGGATCGTCTATCACCTTTGGCCCGACCGGAGAGATTACGTCTTTAATAGACTCAGAAGGGGTAGAAGTTCCTATTACAGAACTGACCCCGCCGACTATCGCGCCGGAAATGGCCGGTCCGGTAGAGATCCCGGAAGAAATAATTGAGCCGGAAGAAGTCATCGACCCGGAAGAAGCTGAACGTCTTGCAGAAGAAGCTCGTATAGAGGAAGAGCGATTAGCGGAAGAAGCTAGAGTAACCGCTGAGCAAGAAAGACTCGCAGAAGAAGCTAGGCAAGCAGAGGCTGAGCGAGTAGCGAACGAAGAGCGTGCTCAGTTATTTGGCTTTCCTAACTACGCCACCTATCAGCAGTTTGAAGGAAACTATGAGCGCTATCTAGATGCTCAGAATGAGCTGATGGCGAAAGGCGCTGAGTTCCCGGACTATAAAACGTACATGGAGTACGGCGGGGATCTCAATGCTTACGAACAGGATTTGCTAGAGCGGGATGCCATAGCCGCTGGGTTCCCTGACCACTTTACGCAGGTGCAGTACGGCGGGAGTTATGACGCCTACCAAGCTGACCTACTGGAACAAGCTAGGGTAGAAGAAGAAAGCATCGCAAGGGAAGAGGGTTTCCCTGACCTAGTCACCAAGCAACAGTACAACGGCGATCTTGCTTCGTTTAAGAACGACCAAGCTGTTGCCGAAGGCTGGCCGGATGCCGAGACGAAAGAAGAGTACGGAACGTTTGAACGGTATCAGCAACATCTAAAGGATGAGGCAGATCTAGAAGAGCGCGGCAGGCTGTGGGAACAACAGCAGCAAGAAATGCAAGATGCTCTGAACGACGAACTTACTCAGATAAATGGCTTCCCGGACTACGCTACGTATTTAGAGTTTGACGGGGATCAAGATGCTTATTTAGCATCCTTAACTCCTCCGGTTGTAGAACCGGAAGAACCAACAGAACCTGTTGTAGAGCCTCCATACACACCCGGAGAAGACGCAGAAGAGTTTGAACAGATAGGTGAGCCTCCTGTTGAGCCGCCTGCGGAAGAACCTGTGGAGGTTACTGAGCCGCCATATACACCAGGAGAGGATGCGGCTGAGTTCCAACCTCCGTACACGCCTGGAGAGGATGCGGAAGAGTTTATTGTTTCTCCTGAAGTTCCTTATACCCCCGGCGAAGATGCAGAAGAGCTTTTGCCCCCGTATACGCCGGGAGAAGACTCTGTCGAAGTTATGCCGCCTTATACGCCCGGGGAGGACGCAGAGGAGTTTATTCCTCCCTACACTCCGGGGGAGGACGCAGCAGAATTTATCCCGCCGTACACCCCTGGAGAAGATGCCGGGGATTTTGTCCCTCCGTATACGCCGGGCGAAGATGCAGACGAGTTTATTCCGCCCTACACCCCGGGTGAAGATGCGGATGAGTTTGAACCAGAAGAAGAGATTGACCCAGAAACTGGCTTGCCGAGGATTAAGATTTCTCCTCCCAAGCAACCCGTCCCGCCTAAGAAGCCCGTTACACCGCTTCCTCCCGGCCTGACCCCGGATCAGCTTATGCAGTTGTTCGGGCAGCTAGGCGCGCCCGGAATTACCGGGGCGCTACAGCCGTACGAAATGCCGTATTATTTCCAAATCCCGGAAGAGCAGCAGTTTGATATCACACAAGCTTTCTCTCCCACCCTTTATAGGTTGCAGAAGGAATAAATCATGCCGTATGTTTATTACGTAGACGCTGACGGTACTGGGTCTTATGAATACGTAGAAGATGAAACGGATGACATCGGATTTGCGACGGGAGACGTGCAAGATGAGCCTGATGATATTGGGTTTGAAACGAGCGATCCCAATAAACTTTATGGAATAGAAGCGGGGTATGCGTTTGACCCAGAAGCGCCCGGATTCCAAAAGTATGTTGATGACGATAAAAATGAAGTTGTTGTCGCGCCTGACGGCTCTTACTTTTTAAACGGTAAAAAAATCTGGTCACCTCCCGCCCCGGGAAAGGCTCCTGCTGCGTCTGACTGGTCCAGCTTAATCACCAAGCTTGGCAACTTTGCCACCTCCCCAAAAGGGGCTGCTGCTTTAGCCGCTACCGCGTTTTCATTAGGCGGCGGGAATACACCTAAAACCGGCGGGTGGAAAGGCTCTATTCCTAAGCTCACGGCAGTAAGAGAGCAGGTAGAAATGCCTGCTTATGAACCTTACTCTGGTAAAGCTGTCATGGGAGGGAAGTTCTTTACCGATCCTCAGTATGTCGGTAAGACTGATACGGCAGGTATTACTGCCGCACAAGATGCTGCCAAGGCTGAAGCTGCTAGGTTAAAAGGGATCAACCCTGTTGCTCCCGCCGCTGCTACAGGGACTAAGTTCGCTGACAACACGTTAACCAAAAAGCAGGATATGTCTGGCTTACGGGATATCTATCTCATGCCGGGGATGGGGATAGCCCCTCCTGTTGATCCTGCCGCACAACCTATTACTGCCGCACAGGGTGGCATTATGAATCTTGCAAAAGGCCGCTATTTAGCTGGACCGACAGACGGCATGGCAGATAAAATCCCATCATCTATAGACGGTAAACAACCGGCTAAGTTAAGTCACGGAGAGTTTGTGATCCCTGCTGACGTTGTAAGCCATCTTGGTAATGGTAATTCCGAAGCCGGTGCTAACCAGCTTTATAAGATGATGGATCGTGTCCGTAAGGCACGTACCGGGACAACTAAACAGGGGAAGAAGATCAACCCCGATAAGTTCACGCCCGGCGGGATTGCAGGTTATGCCTCCGGTGGCCCGGTAGCTTTCCAAGCTGGAGGCTCTACCCCGTCAGGTTTAAGCAGCATCGCTGGTGCTAACCCGCTACTAGGTGCTACACAGGAAACCAACTTGGCTCCGTGGGTGGGAGACTATGTTGGAGATATGTTAGGCAAATCTCAGGCTCTTGCAGGGACAGGCTATCAAGCCTTCCAAGGCCCGTTATCTGCCGGAGTTTCACCTCTCCAACAGCAAGCGTTTGGTGCTGCCGGGCAGATCAATCCTCAAGCAACGTTTGATACCGCTGCTGCACAGCAGTATATGAACCCGTTTATTGAGACTGCCCTTAAGCCGCAACTGGATGAGATGCGCCGTCAGGCGGAGATCTCCCGTTTACAAACGGCAGGCAGGTTGTCTAAAGCTGGCGCTTACGGTGGTGGCCGTCAGGCCATTATGGAATCAGAGCTTCTTCGGAATCTCGGTCAACAGCAGGCTCTTACCACTGGTAAGGCGTACGAGACCGCGTTTGATAAGGCGATGGGTCAGTACAACCGGAGCCGGGAACAACAGTTACAAGATGTCGGTGCATTAGCCGGGCTAGGTGCGCAACAGCGGCAGATTGAACAACAAGGGATTGAACAGCTACGGGGTGAGTTTGAGAAACAACGTCAGTTCCCGTACGAGCAGCTTAAATTCCAGCAAAGTATGTTAACCGGTCTTCCAATCGGTTCTACTACTGTTACTCCTAATAGAAGCACGATCTCTGATTTAGGTCTGACTGTTTCGCAAGTAGGCCAGCTTTCTAAATGGCTGGAAGAAAACGTTTTTAATAAACCTTGAGCTAATGCCATGCTGAATACACAAATCCCCAGCGGCTTACAGGCGCTGATGCAGGCTGCGCAGATCCTTCAGCAACAGGCATCTCCATCCGCCCCCGGGCCGCAAGGTCAGCAACCTACTGTCGCTAAACAGGTAGAACAGGCTGTTGCGCAGCAAGCCATGCCTGACATGCAAACCGTCGGGCAACAAGCCGGGATCGCTGGGCAGATGATGGCTCAGCGTCAACAACAGCAACAGCAGATGGCTCAAGACCCGCAGGCTGTTGCGCAGATGGCTGCTCAGATGCTCCAGCGGGGAATCGGCGGCCTCCCCGCTAATATGCAGTTCCGAGAAGGCGGGATCATCGGCTACGCTGGGGAAGAAGGTTCAGACGTTAGACTCCAACCGATTCCTGATCGAGAGCTAGCAGAGATGGAAGACGAAGACGCCCGAGAGCGTCGGCGTCGTTCTATGTTTAGGGATTTAGAACCGGAGCCTCTGCCGGTTATTGAAAGGGGTGAACCTAGAGAGCCCCGTCGTCCGCCGCCTGTAGACGCTGCTGGTCAACGGATGGATGCAGCATTAGGCAGGGCATATCGTAGTGCCCCCACCCCGAGAGAGCGTCCAGTAGGGTTAGCTCAGATCGTAGAAGAGCAGCGGCCTATCCCGTCTGCTTTACAACGTTTACGGGAAGCCGGATCGTTTGAGAGATATGCAGAAGGTGCTCGCGGGCCTAGGCAAGATCTAGCAGCGGTTTTAGAGTCAGAATTCCAGCGTGGCGCAGAAGCAGGCGCAGAGCCTCGCCCTGCCCCAGAAGCTTCTCCTAAACAAGAGGCTCCTGCCGCGCGCCCGCAGGCTCGCCCTGAGCCCGCCCCTGTTGCAGCGCCGTCCGGTATAGCAGCGGTTGCTCCACGCGAGCGTCCTACGCTCCAAGGCATCTTAAATGCCGTGCCAGAAGACAAAGCAGCAGCAGAAGAAGCTAAGAAGCGTGAAGAGATTAACGCTCGGATGTTAGCTATGCGCCGGAGTCAGCCGGATTTAGCGGCAGAAGGTATAGCTGCTTTAGGCCGGTCGGAAGCAGAACGTAAGCGCCTGTTAGACCTACAGCGGAGTGAAGATTCGCTCAATTCTTTCATCCGGCTAGGTCAGGCGTTAAGAACGGGCGGGGATCAGTACATGGCGTATAGCGCCGGTATGAAAGCCCGGGATGAAGCAGATCGTGTAGCTACATTGGCCGGTGAAGAAGCCGTCTTAAAGCTCAAGCAAGCCCAACAAGCTAGGCAGATGGGTGACCTTGAGATGGAGAAGAAGTTCCTAGATGAAGCCGCTGGCTTCCGGAAGGAAGCTCAAAAGGCCCGGATGGAACAGGCTAAAGCAGAGGCTACTCTTGCTGGTACAACCTATCAGACAGATGTACAAGCTTCTACTGCTGCTGCTAACCGCGCACAGGATCTCCAAATCAAGCTTATGGAGCTTAAGCAAAAGGCTGAAGCTGACAACAACATCAAACTTAGCAACCAAATTACACTAGCCAGCCAGCGTTTAGCTGCTGCGCAGCGTAATATTGCTGCTACGTTAGAGAAAGAATTCCCTGATTACGCTACACTGGTTCGCCTACAGGGTGTTGGCGGGAACCTTTCCGATAGTCAGAAGAAGTCTATTCAAGACTATCAGCGTCGTGCTCGACAGCTTGAGGCGTCTACGTTGGCTCCTATTGAAGGTATTTTGGCTAAGCTTTCAAAAGATGCTGGGGTTGAGATACCGCAAGCTGCTGCTCCTTCTGCCCCCGGAGTGGACTTCTCGAAACTGCCCAAATAATGAGGCTCTCGAATGGATGTTCGTCTGCCGGATGGCACCGTATTAAACAATGTCCCTGAAGGCACGACTCAGACTGAGATCATTAACCGTCTGAAGGCTGGCGGGTACGATGTTGTAAAAATGGGGCTGGAAGCGCCGAAAGGTGAGTCTGGCTTCCTCCCGGCGGTTAAAGCCTCTACGCAATCATTGCTAGGTGAAGCTGCCCTCTTAGGAGGGAAGCTTGGTATTCTTTCTCCCGAGGAAGCTCAGAAGAAGTTTGAGGCCCGGGAAGCAGAAGCTAGACGGATCTTCACTCCTACCGATAAATGGTCTGACGGGGCGTTTACTAAGTTCACAGAACTTTTAGGCGGTTCTCTGCCGTATATGGCTGCGCCACTGGCTGCTGCTGGTGCTGCCGCTGTTGCGCCCCTTACTGGTACTGCTGCGGTCGCTGCTGGTCTGGGAGCGGCTGGCCTTACATCTGCTGCCCAGTTTACCGGGTCAAACTTAGCTAGACAGCTAGAGACAGGCAAATCTCTAGACGAAGCTAGCTTTGGTGCTGCCGCTGCTGCTGCCGTCCCTCAAGCTGCGTTAGACGTAATCGCCTTTAGAGCCGTACCTCTTATTAGGCAACTCTTTACCTCTGTCGGGAAAGAAATTACAGAGGAAGCTGCTCAGAACCTTGCTAAGCAAGGTATCACTAACACTATTAAAGACTACGCCGTCACTACCGGCAAGACCGCAGGCGTAGAAGGTCTTACAGAGTCTGGTCAGTCGTTCTTAGAACGCCTACAGGCTGGGTTAAACATAGCTGATCCTTCCGCCCGGGCGGAGTACTTAGACAGCTTTATCGGTGGTGCTGTACTGGGTGGGACGTTAGCTCCTGTTGGTAGGTATATTGAAAGACAGAAGCAGGTAGAAGAACCGTTAGCTCCCGGCCAACGTCCGGGGGAGTCATTGGAACAGACCGCTCAACGTCTGAACTTTGACATCAAACAGATGACGGCTCAGCCGGAGAAGAGTCCGTTTCTATCCAGTTCTGAACTCGCCTCTATGGCAGCAGAAGAGAACGGGTATGGGAAGCTCGTACAGTACGCCGAACGAATCAAACAAGAGCCGGATAGTCCTGAGAAGCAGGCGTCGTTAGAAGCCGCTATAGAACTCCGTAAGAGAGTCGTGAGCGAGGCAGAAGCCCGTCAGACTCCTACTGATAAACCTTATCCTTTTGCAGAAGAGCCGGAGAAGCCTACGTACCTCACCGGCACTGGGTTGATTGACCTTGTAAATACGAAAGAAACTCCGAAAGACCAGCTTGTGTCGTTATTAGAGTACATCTCTAAGACCAAGAAAGATCCTGAGAGTCCTGAAAGAGATCAGAGCGTTGAGCAGGCTAGGACGCTCTATAACCTGTTACAGGAAGAAGCCAAAAGTAGAGGGTTTGACCTGCCGGAAGCTTTTACTCTCCGGGCGACGGATTTACGGGCGGCGGGGATTCCTAGAACTGATCCTGTCTATGATCAGGTTAAGGATAAGGATCTTAACAATCCAGACGAGGCAGACTTTGTTGTCAAGACTCTAGAAGCTGCTCAAAAAAGGGCTACGCCAGACTTGTATGACAAGTTAGAAGGTGTATTAGATAGTATTGATCGTTACCTTGAAAGCCGACCGGGGAGTGGATTCTATGCTCAACGAACTTACCCTCAACCAAGTGGAGAAGGCGTTGCAGTGGCTGGACGACGGGCTGGAGAACAGCCCCCCGCCGAGGGACTTGCTCCATCTGAGCGAGGTGGAGTGGCTCCTGTTACAGAACCTGCTGAGCAACTTGTATCAACAACGAAAACAAAACCCGCTCCACTAACGGAAGAGCGCAAGGCGGAGATCAAAGCTTTACAAGAAGAGCGTAAGGCCAAACAAGAATTTGCAGAGAAGATTGGCGCGGTTCGTGGTGAGAACTTAAGGGCTCGCCGGGACAACCCTCAGCTATTGGCTTCTGCTAAGGCAGGTAACGTCACCGGCATTACCAATGCTTTATCTCGTAGTAAGAACCCCATCGTTGCTGAAGTAGGCAGAAAAGGTGTTCCTGCCGGGGTTTCTGTTGAGATCAACCCAGAGGCAGGCGAAAGCTACCTTGGTAGAGATTTGTTTTTAGACCAGTGGCGCAGTAATTACGCCAAAAATCTTCTTGCTTTACGAGATTCGCTGGACAACGGGGTCGAGTTTAAACCTTTCACTTTTAAAGAAGTAAACAATAAGATTGTAGAGGTACAGGAAACTGAACCACGAGACATTTCAGTATGGTTAGCTTTAAATCTAAAAGATTTATACGTACGCTCTTATCAAACCGAAGCTCAGCAATTAAAAGAAATCAAACAAAAGGTTGATGCTGAATTTGACCGTATAGGTGAAGATGTTATCAAGAACAATGCGTCTGCTGTCATTTTGACAGTTGGCGTGCCCGGGGGGTCTTACGACCCCAAATCTAAAAAAATCAAGGTAACTAATTACTTCGCCAAAGACGAAGGCGTTGTCGCTCATGAGGTTGTACACGCGCAGGTATATGAAGCAGTAGCCAATCCTACAAAGGCTCAGGCTCCGCACGTCAAACGTTTACAAAAGTTGTTCGAAGACGTTAAGAAGATCGCGGAAGAGAAAGATCTTGAGTTTTACGGCGTTACCGGGATTCAAGAATTCATCGCTGAAGGATTAGGCAATCCTAGCTTCCAGTTCTTCTTAAACACTATCCCTTACGAGAAACAATCCGCATGGTCTAAGTTTGTTCAGACTATCGCTGACCTGCTAGGGATTAAGAACAGCACAGCGTTATTAGAAGTTCTGACGGTTTACGATCAACTTACCCCTGCCAAAGAGGTTAAGAAAAAGCCCGTTAAGAAAAGCCTCGCTCAAGTAGCCCCGCAGGTCTCAGAGGCTAAGTTCAAAGAGCTAGAAGCTAAAGCAGCTAAGCCGTCAGAAGCCAAACCGCCAGAAGAGAAGGTACGCGCTCCTGAACTACAAGAGAAGATCGACCAGCTTCAAGGTGTACTTAATAAGATCCTCGCCAAGTATGGTTTAAAGGATGTCAAAGTAAACCTAGAAGAAGGGATGGCCGATGAAGGTTCTTACTCCGGCCAGCTCATTAAGCTTGCTCTTGATCTAGACAATCCCGTCAGGACGTTACGTCACGAAGCCATCCATGCTCTGAAAGAGCTAGGGTTCTTTACGCCCCAACAGTGGAAGGTCTTGACCGACCGGGCAAATAAAGAATGGATTGATCGATATCTAAAAGGCCAGAAGGCGGTTGTAGACGGGAAAGAGATGACCCGGTACGACGCTTATATGCAGCTCTACGATGGTGATATGGAAGCTATCGTAGAAGAGTCTATTGCTGATGCCTTCGCTGATTTTACAAAGGCTCCGCCTCCTGCCGGGATGATGAAGGCAATCCTGAACAGGATGCAGAACCTGTTTAAAGCTATCAAACAAGCTATGAAAGTAGGCGGTTACGACACTGCCGAAGATGTGTTTGGTGCTGTTGAGAAGGGAGAGCTTCCTGTCCCGCCGGTTAAACCCACCAAGGCAGAAGAGAAGGCGAGCCTGCGTTCGCCTAAAACGGAAGAGTTTAAACAGTGGTTTCGTGAAAGCAAAATTATTGACAAAAAAGGAAAGCCGTTAATTGTATATCACGGAACAACTTCCGATTTTGTAACTTTTGACACAATGGCAGGTGTTGGGCGCGGGTTGTCATTAGGCCCGGGGGCTTATTTTTCCCCCAACGCTAAAATGGCTTCGGAATATGCCGAAGATGAAGGCGCAAAAGTTGTTCCAGTTTATTTGTCAATTCAAAATCCTTTAATCACAGACGCCTATACCCGTCCGTATTTGGGCCAGATTAATGATAAAGAAAACGCAAAGTTGCGCCAGGAGGGGTATGACGGGATTGTTAAACGTAATTCAGAAGGATCAATTGTTGAAGTAGTCGCGTTCTATCCAGAACAAATTAAATCAATTTATAACATTGGAACGTTTGGCTCTCGTCCTTTAACCAAGGAAGAGGCAGAGCAAGCTGGTTTAACTGTAGAAGAAGCCTCTAAATCTCAGCAGGCTGGTGATATCAGATTCAGCCTCCGCCCTCTCCCGACCTTATCGTCTGACGTAACGGATCGCATTAAGGCTACTATCGTCCCGCGTTATCAAGCTGGGTATATCGAGAAAACCTTAGAAGCTATCTCCCCCAAGCAGTTCTCTAAGTTCCGGAAAGAGTTCATAAACCGGTACGACGCTCTTGCTAGGTTCGATAGAGAAGCCGCTAAACAGATAAAGCTGATGGGCGGGAAGGAACAGTTGGCAGATGCTAAAGCTGAATCTGCTGCGCTGTTTGCTGACCTCGGTGGCGGTCTAGCTGCTTCTGCTATGGGTGTTAACGATAGAAAGGGTGGTATCCCTGTCTACGTTAAGAAGTATGTAGTAGAGAAAGACTTCTTAGAGCTTAGTACACATAACACTAAAGCTGCTGCGGACGCTGCCGCTAAAAAGGTTCCCGGCGCTAAGGTTTACGAACAAGGCTATACCAAGGTGATGGATAAAGCCGAAGGGCTTCTTCCGATCTTCCAGCAGTTGGCTACCTACGCTAAACCTAAACTCGGCGAGCCTGACGCTTACAGTCAGTATCAGTTCTGGGCAGACGTTAAACGTACATCTAAGTTCATCCTGAATCCCGGGACAGGGAAGTACGAAGAGAAGCTCTTTACGCAAGACGACATCAAGCGTGCTGAAAAGATCGAGAAAGCCTTTCCTGAGTTTGTAGAGATCCAGAAGAAGTGGATCGCCTATAACAATGGTTTAGTAGATTTCATGCGAGATACCGGCGTGGTAAGTGAAGCCGGTGCTAAGGAGATGAAGAAGCATGGAGACTACTTCCCTCTCTATAGGCACCTAGGAGAGGATGACATTCAAGGCCCACGGCTCTTTACGTCTATCGCTAACGTACAGGGACCGAAAGCTGCCAAGGGTAGTGAGTCAGAAGTCACAGACTTCTTCGAGACCATCGTAAGGAATACGCAGTCTGCCATCCAGGCAGGGATTAAGAACGTAGCCGCCCGTAGAGCTACAGATCAGGCTATGCGGATCGGGGAGGTTGTTAAGCTAGACCGCCCCCAGTCTGGGCCTACGGTTTACCGGGTTCTAGAGGACGGTAAAGAGACCTACTACCAAGCTAGAGACCCGATGTTTATAGAGTCTCTTAAGTCTCTCTATCAACCTGATATCCCGTTTATTGGTCTGTTGTCTGCCCCGGCTCGTATCTTACGAAACCTCGTCACCAAAGACCCGGCGTTCCAGCTAGCTAACATGATGCGGGATTCGTTATCCGCTTATGTCGCGTCTGGATTTAAGTTCACACCTATCGTAGCTACGTTAAAACAGTACGCTAAAGCTATCGCTGACAAGTCTCCTGAGATGAGAGAACTTAGAAGCGCTGGCGTTATCGGTGGGTATGATTACTCTCAAGGCGTAGAGACCAGCGCCCGGAAGCTGGAAGCTGAGATCCGTAAAGCCGCTAAGGCTAGAACGACGATGGAGAAGCTCACTTCTCCAGCGACTACCCTCTGGGGTGCGCTGGAGAAGTCATCTGAAGCCTCTGACTCAGCAACTAGGCAGGAGATCTATAAGAAGGTCTTAGAACAGACCGGGAACGAAGCAGAAGCTCTCTATCAAGCGTTAGAGATCATGAACTTCAACCGGAAGGGTAGGTCACCTATTATCCGGATCCTGACGGCTGCTGTACCGTTTATGAACGCCCGGATACAGGGGCTGGATGTTCTGTATAGGTCTGGTATGAGGCCTATCAGCGGTGACGCTACTGAGGCAGAGAAGAAGCGGATGAACACCTTCTGGGTGAGAGGCATGATGTTAATGGCTCTCTCATCCATGTATTGGTTATTAACGCATGACGACGAAGAGTACAAAGCTCAGGAACAAGAGACGCGGGATAACTATTGGCTCTTCCCCTCGGCAGGGGTAAAGATTCCGATCCCTTTTGAAATAGGTGTGATGTTTAAAGTCATACCTGAACGGATCTTAGAGTACTCATTCGGATCTGATACGGGTAAGGACTTCTTAAAGTCGATGAGTAGACAGTTCATGTCTACCTTTGCCTTTAATCCTATTCCTCAGACCTTCCTCCCGGCGGTGGAAGTGACCACTAACTACTCGTTCTTCACCCAGCGACCGATTATCTCACCGGGGATGGAGAACATCTCTCCCGAGTACCAAGTCGGACCTAATACGTCTAAGGTGGCAGGAGCTATTGGGCAGGCGCTTAACATCTCCCCGATCAAGCTGGATTACCTTATTCAGGGCTACACAGGAACGATGGGGATGTACGCCGTCAACCTGTTTGATTCGTTCTTTGACATGAACTCAGAGGCTCCGAAAGCCTCTAGGCGCTTAGAGCAGATGCCGGTGTTAAAGCGGTTCATGGTAGACCCGGAAGCTAGAGGTGCGATCTCTGCCTACTACGATCTTAAGAATAGTGTAGACGAGGTAGTCAGGACTTCTAACTTCTTACAGCGGTCGATGGACTTTGAGAACTACGGCAAGTACATGCAAGAGAACGTACAGATGCTAGCCGTCAAGGACTATATAAACGACCTTGAGAAGACGATGAAAGAGTACCGGGAGATGAAGAACCTTGTCCGGATTTCTAATATGGACGCGGATTCTAAGAGAGATACTCTTTCGAATATCGGTAAGTTAGAACAACAACTCACCAAGAATATTCAGATGCTCAAGAAGCAGATAGCCTCTCAATCGTAACGTTGAGAGCGTCTAGCTCTTCCATCTTCTTTATCGCCCACATTCTTTTCTGCCCGTGGAACCCTAGAACAGGGTTCTGATGGCAGTCCTTACAAAGAGCTACTACGCAGTACTGTAGTGACTGCTTGATGTGGTGGGCGTCACTCGGTGGTGGCGCGTCACACACCGAGCAGGGAAGTTCTTTCACCCGCTGGATGTGTGCGCGTTGCTTCTGGGTGAGCTTATTGTTCACGCTGCTCTAGCTCAATTAACCAATTAAGATACACCTGAGCCTTTTTATAATCCTGCAAACCGTCTTTGTGCTTTGCCCTACTTAAATATTTCAGTAGATTTCCAAGAAAATACCCGCGAAGTTCATCTGCTGTCAGCTTAGCCCGGATGTAGTCAATCGTTTCTATCCCGCCGACTGTGTAGTGATTAGGCGCGTTTACCGCGTCATCTGCTTTCTGATCTTGGCTCATTATTTCATTTATCCTCAGACTGTCTTTAATAACATCGCCCAACGTTTTAGTCATCGTATCCTCTCGCATGTGGATAACTTGTAGTGAAGGTGCTGGTAGGCCAGTTAGTCACTTCAGGTTTGAAAGGGATTGTCTTTAACACTGGTTCTTTTTTAGGTGCGATTGGCTCAGAGACTCTTACAACCGGCCAGACTACTTGTGCGCCTACACGTTTCTTCTGTAACAGGTTTGCGCTTTTGAGCGCAGACAAGTGTTTAGCTGCTGCTGCGGCGGTGATGGCAAAGTGATTTGCAATCACATTCGTAGATACAGGTTGTTTTAGTGTTTTGATGTAAGCCCAAATCTTTCTTGTTTTCGCTGGCAGATCAGGTTGATCACTTCCTTTTAGAGGATCCAGTTCTAAATCCTCTTGCGCATAAAGTGGAATCCACGAATCGGGAAGGTCTTTCCCATCGAAACGAATTCGGCCACTTGCTTTGTGTATCCATACTACTGGTTTCATACTAGATTTGACCTCCAAAGAGTTACAACCATTCCGTGGACTTTTCTACTATCTGCCCGGACCCAAGACTCTACATCTACCAACCTTTCTTTCCTCGCCCGTAAGGCAATAGCTCCCCACGCCCGGGGATCAGGCGGAGCTGGCAGATCAGGGTTTGCTTTCCTTACTTGCTCTGTAGTAAAGACGTTATGCGTCTTAGCATGGTTCTTAAAAGCATTGAATGCTATCTCTTTCCATTCTTCTCCGGCGTTAGAACCTGCTACCTCAGCCATCTTATGGCCGATCTCCAGTCCTTCATGCTTGTTCATTTTTACTCCTTAGCTTTTCTTCAATCGCCTTATAGAAACTCAGAATGTTGTAGTTCTTACCTCCGTATAGATGTTTATCAGCAAGATCAAACACCTGCTGGTCAGTCAGTCCTGTCAGATTCACAACCTCCACCGGGTCTTTATCTACTCTGTCGTCATAGCAGGAACATCCTCGTTCCCAACACTCTTTGCTAACCAGCATGGTTCTTTTCCTTCAAAGCTGCTTCGATAGCAAGGGCGAAAGCTTTGACCCGGACTTCACCGAGCGCGTACTTGATGACTCCATCCCATATTTGCATGGCCTCCTCATCCGTCAGCCCGACCCATTCTTTCTGCGCTCGCGCCTTTTCTACGGACTTTCCCCATTCATTCGCAATCCATACTTGCCACTCGGCATGGGTCATGGGCTTAGCCATGGTTCTTTTTCTTTAACCTTGCATCAATCTGATCGAACAGTTCACGGGTGAATCCTGTGATCTCGCCAAACCACCCGGTGATCTGACGGATATCCCAGTCTGTCAAACTCACCCAGTGACGTGGCGCTGTGTAAAGTGGCAACACGCGCTGTGGCTCGGCGAAGTCTGCCGGGTTATCTGTAATACACACTGACTTACCGTCAAGCCCATAGACCATCCACGCCACCGGCTCTTGCTTGATCGAGTTCAGCCAAGCCGAGTCGCTCAGTCGGCATAGGGTGTCCATCATTTCGTTGCTGATGCCGCACACCCAGCCGCCATTACCAGACGGATAGAAGCAGATCTCCCTGCCGCCGATTAAAATTGTTTTGCAATCATCCATAATTCTTCTCCTTTAGTTTTGCTTCAATAGCGCGGGCAAACTCCGCAAAACAGCCCGGCGTTCCGATGCTCATTCCAAGCCCCCGTTTATTGCCCAATCTTTAGCCTTCTCCAACAAGAACACCGCTTCCGCTCTGGTCATATGACTGCTAAATGTAAGCAGGTCGTTCTCGTCGTCATACCCAACCAGCAGAATGTCTGCCACGTGCCCCGCTTCACATAACGAAAGGACATGTTTAATTGCAAGGTCTGGCGTAAAGTTTTCTGAAGCTGGAAAGCGAATGACATTTTTGTTGTTCATGTGTTCTTCTCCAAGGGTTGCATAGCTTTGCTCAGCATCTGGTCGTGCTGCCGCTTCATCTCCTTCATCGCCGCGAGTATTTCCTCGACCTCTTCGATCGTGTACATGCCTTCGGGAATGTGGAACCGCGCAGTCTTGTAGGTCTTGTACTCAACCATGGTTCTTCTCCTTTAGTTTTGCTTCGATAGCCTCAAGAGTTGAGGCGCTAATCCAATAAAACTCGTTCACTTCCTCGTCCGTCAGCCCAACCCATTCTCTCGGCTCTGTGTAGAGCGGCACTGTATGCGGCGGGTCTGGCTCCATGACAAAACAGTCCGGCCAGCCGTGGATACGCTCGTCAACATAGGCGACAGGCTTCCCCGGAGCCGCCTGCTCTAGCGAGAACGCCTGCCCCATCTGCTCTGCCGTGTATGTGGTGATCGACCCATCAGGCCACCGAACCCATGCTCCGCCGTCAATAGATGTCGTATAGACCCGGCATAGCTCGTCGCTCTCCATGCACCGGACATAGGTTCCGCGCCGGTACTTCGGCGGCGGTGCGGTGTAGAGCGGCACGAAATCAGGCAGGCGGTTTGTCGGCTCGACGCGGCACATCGACGGCTCTCGCTGTGCGGCCTCTAGGTGAACGCGCGGAATCCATACCGGCTTCGCCTTCTGCCGCGCACAGACCAAGCAACCATCACCGGGGATCAAAGCTCTCCAGCCGCATTCTTTGCACAGTTCGAGCGAGGTTTGGTCGTAGCCAACAGAGATTGGCTCTGAGACCTCCCCGACACGGATATGGCAACCGGCTGGGTCGATCTTGAGCGGCTGCTCTTGGCGTAGTCCGGTGTAGAGCGGTCGCACGTTGAAACCGTTCTCTCGTGCGATGTCAGCATAGTCTTGAGTCATCCAGTTTCGGATCACTTCGCTGTCTGACATAAAGTCATACATCCAAGCCACCGGCTTCTCAGCCTGCTCGATGGCAGCGCGGAGAGCGTCTTCAATTTGGAAGATCGGTGAGTGCGCGGCTGATACGGCTTCTCGCGTTGCCTTGTTTACTTTGTTGCCGAATGGCGGAACTGCCCACCAACGGCGCTTGAACTCTTGCACATACTCCAGCGCCTGTCGCATGACCTCGATGCTCATGATGCGTACCCATCTGAAATGACCTTCGCCTTGGCTTCCTCTATTGCACCGATCAACATCAACCGATCAGGCACCATAGATGTCTTGATCTTGAACTGACCACGATCTTTCCAGAACGACAAGATAATCACCGTGTCTGGGTTCTCTTCCATCACCTCCTGTAACGCCTCTTGTGCGGCCTCTCTGTATTGGTTTGGGATGTCTACAGGTTTTAGTGCGTTCATATTTAACCGGGGCCGAAGCCCCGTCCTGTTTTAGTATTGCCACGTAGCAGCTTTTACTGCCCACATCTGCCCGGTCTGAATCTCGGTAATGGCAATGCTCGCCATCCGTGCAATCTCAGCGTCGGGTTGGTTGGTACGAAGCTCGTGGATTTCGTCGATCAATTCCGCGCACTTTCGCTTGATTGCATCCACCGTCGGGTCGTTGCTGGGGTTGAAGGTCAAGCCAACTGCTTTCATACCAAAGGTCAAATCACTCATTTCAAGCTCCTGTTTTATTTTCATCAAGGCGGTGGTCGCCGCACCAATCGTCCGGCTTTACCGCTGGGTACCCACCCATAGTTGGGGCATGGCGTCTACATCTTCCGATTTTCCAAGCATCGCCCGCTTCCATTCCTTCATGCTGTTTGCCTACAAACCACATACAAGTAGAGCACTTCATTCCTACGCTACGGTGTTTCCAAGGATCGTTACTCATTTCCACTCTCCAAATTGTCGATACATAGATTCAAACTCACCATCCCACGGAACAAACGACCGTGTGCCGTCATGCATAGCCCACTGCCGATTGCATCTGGTGCAACCAACCTGCCGAGCGCCGGGATTAAACACTCGATGCACCACATACTTGTGACCAAGAACCGCGCATAGAAGTCGTTCGATCAGGCTCATTCCACCCTCTCATATGTTGCTTCAAAGATGTCAGGCTTGCAGGGGTAGTGCTCGCCCTTGACGCCGGTGATGATCCAGTCGCCGGGGGTGACGATGTGGCCACCTTCCAATGTGTTTATCCAACCAAAACCCTGCATATCTTCGTTTGGTGTTTCAAAACTTGAGACGGCTTGGTGATCCCCATCCTTAAACCATTGCGTGGCCTCGATGATTACGGGCTTCTTGCGGAATTTCATAGCTCAACTCCAAAATGTTTTTTCAAGACACGAGCAACTTCGTGACCACTTACCCCGGCATTGCCGTATTCAACTGCGAACAAGTCGGCACATTCCCTGACAATCAACTCGGCGAACTTCGACTCGTATGCCTCGAACCAAGTTGGCTCACCTAGAAAGTTATCGTCGGCATATTCTTGAGCCTTCCCTGCTAGCTCCCAGATTCGGTCGTTCATAACCATGCCCTCCCTGTCAGCACCCAACGGAATGGAAACAACAGCAGTCTGATCAATCTTCCAAGGACAGACGATCTGCGGGAAGTGTCAAAGTAAAGGGTCAATTCTTTTTCTTGGCTCATCGCCGCCTCCACAAAAACTTCAACGTCAAACCATCAACGAAGTTCTTCTTGAACCGTGTCTCCGGTGCCCAGACCACATAGCCAAGCACGATGCCCACGGCCCAGCCAATGAAGAAGGCTTCGGTCATTCCAACTCCGTACGAATCATGTATTTCGGCGTGAACTCGATAGCTTTGATCTCAACAATCTGCTCATCTTCAAGTTCAACAACCAACGTATCGCCTTTTATTTCTTTGATGAGGCAGTAGATGGCAGGCCACCCAAACCAACCGGTATAGCCGACTTTCATTTCTCACCTCGTGCTTTTGCGATTGCTGCGCGGGCCTGATCCGTCCATGCCGGGTGATACCCGTGGCGCTCGCGCTCTGTTGCGACGATTGTTTCAAGCGCATCCAACAGTTCAGCATTCACTCGCTCCAGCCGCTGCACCTTCGCCATCAGTGCCAGCTCACGCTCTGCACCCATGCCGACCAATCGGGCTTGTTCTTGTAGTTCTTCAAGCAGTTCATTTCGGTTCATTTCTTACCTACCTCAGCAGCAGCGATAACGATGGCCCGACGGACAGCGGCGTAAGGATCATCTGCTTCTCTGAACATCACCATTGACGAAGCGGCGGTTTCACCCAGAATGGAATCAGCATCCTGCTGTGCCCATGCACAACGATCAGAGATCTGTATCCACAGACTTAAATCCACCGCTAATCGGAATGCGTCAGCGTCTGTGTAAAGCGGATCCCAAGCCGTTTGTTCGTTTGTCAACCAGACGTTAGCGCCTTCGTGCCATTTGCCTGTAATGCCCACGGCTTTAGCTGCTAGTTCTGTTAGCTCTTGGTCAGTCATATCTCACCCCGTGCTTTTGCAATGGCGGCGTAAGCATTTAACAGCTTCTTTCCAACCTTTTTGAAAAGTCTGCCAATGCTCTTCTAGAGTAGAAATGACATACTCACCAGTATCTCGACGCTTTAGCCCATGTATGCCGTAAGTTTCTGCAAAATGAAGTTCGGGATAAGTTACTTCTTCAAATGCGTTGCGAATCAAATCCGGAAATTCGCGTAATGACTCTGTTAACTCCACAATTTGACTGCGCAGCGCGGCGTTCTCTTGCATCAGTTCGATGTGGTCTTCAAGTAAACAGTCTGCAATGTCATCAATTAGCCGCGCATTCTCTTGAATCTGTGTAACTTTATTTTTCATTTCTCACCTCGCACAAGTTCGATAACGGCCCACCAATTGACAATCAGCGGCACAACAAAGATCACAACAAGAGCCGCGCATCTCATATCTCCCCCTTCAGCACGTTGGCTGCGTATGCGTAGTAGTTGTACTGCCCTCCAGACCGCTCGTGCAGGCGCTCCAGGATCAGGATGCACCGATCACGCTCGGCTTCTACCGCTTTCTGCACCAGTTCCTTGATGTAGCTATCCAGCGCTTCTATAACCTTCTGCGCGGTTTCATCTACAGGGACATCTGGATGCGCCCAGATACCGTCACGCGATATGCGGAATAGTTCTGTGTGGTTGTTTTCTAAAAACTGAATATTTCCAAAAGGAGTGTTTCCAGTGTTCATTTCTCACCTCGTGCTCGGATTGCAGCCGCTATCTCTCGATAGTCATAGCTCCACACTTCACCATCAAACACCTTCGCACACGCCTCACGCTCTGCCTTAACTGCCTCACGCACCGCAACACAGGCAGGACGCTGGCACTCAGCGTGGCAGGTGTGGATGCTGTCGTAGCGCAGGTGGTTTTCGATGGCTTTGGCGAATTGTTCAAGTTCGGTAATCCCCCAGCGGTGCGGCTCTGTCCACCCATCTCCGCCTCGCAACAGTCCAGATTCCCGTGCCATTTGCAAGATGCTGTATTGGTTCATCACATCTCCCGAATCATCTGAGCCAACAGGTTGGGGCTTGTAAAGTCTGCTTTCTCAACGAACTTCGCACACTCTTCTCGTACTGCTTCGGAGATAAGTTCTGCGAACTTAGGAAAACATGCTTCTGGCATGACTAACCACTGTTCATTGTCTTCCCACTCCGTGTACACACCAGCCTCTTTTGCTAGTTCAATGATATCTTCTTCGTTCATTTTCTTTTCCTCATCGCCGCTGCTATAGCAAGCGTTCCATAACCGTCCAGCCCCATCTGCTCTGTTAGGTCTGCGCAGTCTTTTCTTTCTGCTTTCCTCCCCGCCTCGTACGCTTCCTTCCATAACTTCTCTAGCCCATTAGCGCTAAAGATCCAGCCTGCCGTCATGGCTCCGTGCCTATCAGCCCTGTTCAGGATGTCATCTCTGTTCACATTGCACCCTTTAGGTTATTTCGTAAGATTTGGATCTGCTTTAAGTGGTAAGGCGATCCTCGCCACTTGTCTCTGATGATCCATTTCCTGCATTTACATTCTTCTTGCGGGAACGCTATGCTTAGGTCTCTCACGTATTTCTTTACATGACGTAAGAAGACTCTTTTCTTGCAATCAGACAAACCTGCTTGATGACTCATGTTGATCGCAATCACCATCAAGTCTTCTTCTAGTTCGTCTACGATTTCACTTATAAGCATAGTTCTTACGTTCTGCTTCCATTTCTCTTAGATCCATGGCTACATCTGCCACGCCATGCCAATCGTTCCGGGCGATCATGACCTGTAGGTACTCTATTAAGATCGCTCGTTGTACGTTCCAGTCTTGATAGTCTTTCATTCCTCTTCCTCCAGAGTCAGGTTTTCACCCTGCATGCGTAACCACAGGCCGTAGTTCTGCCGAAAGTTCCTGCGCCTCATGGGATCAAACCCGGCACGATGGTGGGGAGTGTTATCCGCCATGACCTCTCGCAGCTTCAACCTAAAGTGTCCCGGGTCGATGTCCAACCACGTAGCGTATTCAGCCAAACCTGCTTGGGTTTCATCGAACAAAAACCGCATGGCAGTAAACGCCTCTGTAGATAGAGGCATCTTCTCGTTCTTGAGAGGGGAACTTGTAGCGTCTGTAATCGCTAGCGCAACAACAGAAGCAAGGAGCGACTGACACGCTCTAGTCTGGTCAAACATTGTCATGCTCCTTGTCTGTAATCACCGCCCGGGTAAGCCGGGCAGTGACCACAATCTGATCGCACAACTCTTTAGCGGCTAAGTAATCCTTACCGATACACGCCTGATAAAGGTTATGAACCAAAGTCTTTAACTCGTGACAACCTTCGCTGTAATCAATCATCGTTTTCTCCTGGTTACTTAAAATCTATACGGAATGCATACTCTTCTGACGGTTCTAAACGTGCTGGCTCATTAGATCCACCAGTGTCTAGAGTTCTATAGAACTGCCACTTGGCTTTGATCTCAGGGTCTTCACTAGGAGGTGACCACCCGAAAGACTTCCATGTGGCTTGTACGTCTGTGACTCTTTTGTATACGGTGATATCCATCATTCCTCCGGGACTGCGTAGATGAACTCAGCAGGTGCTGCAAGCCTGCCTAGCGGTTGCTCCCTGATAAAAGCATGCAAAGCCCTCATGGCTCGTTTACATGTCTCTACCCTGATAGACCCAACCCATGCGTTAGGCGTCATCAGGAGGTACTCTCTAAGACGGATGGCTGCGTTCTCATGCGGGCCTGCCGGTTCGCCTGTGTACATAACTCTTGAGAACCGGGCGATCTTCTCCTCTGGCTCCCCAGCCAAGAGGGCACAAACATACACCGATAAGATCCCGGCGTGTGTAACTTGCCGTTTCTTAGAGATGACCATTCGGTCAACCTTGTTCAGGACTTCGTAGTACTTCTTAATGAACCACGCAATGTCATGAACACTTCTAGGTTTTGTAGTGGAACCCATGTTTGACATCAGGAACCGTGTAATGGCTACGATGTTCCTGTTGCTTCCTTCCGCTAGACCGCCGATGGCGATGGCGTCATGAGCCTGTCGTTTAGAGTGTTGATCTAAGACTGCTCCGGACTTCTTAGGCAGACCGTGTGTCACCATGAACTGAACGTCTCTGTTGGCCCGGATCACCGCTAACAGACGGTGCTGCCCATCAGCTAAGACGCCATCTTCGTAAAACGCAATGCCTTGGTGGGTGAGTTCCCACCGACCTTCCTTCATGTCATTAGCGTAGTTATTAACTGCACCTTCCCGCACATGACGGTTTCTGTTGTTGTACTTACTAAGCCACGACTTCGCCATCGTTGGCGTTACGCTTACCACCTTTGTTGTTACTTTCATTTTCCTTCAATCCTTTTAAAAACTGTTCCGGCATCTTGTCTGCTATCCAGAACCCTGCTTGGTTAAGAGACATTCCGCTGCTGATCATTTCGTCCGATGTCATACAGCGTCTTGTAGCCCAATCTTTAACTTTTGGGTTTTGAAACACCCGGTGTTTGTCGAAAGCTCCTAAAGAATTAAAGTACTCTTTACATACTCCGCATTGGTTTCTATTTCCTTTAAGTAGTTTCATTCATACGTGCCTTTTCAATTTCCTCGTTGATCAACTCTGCAAAAGATTTTCCAGACGGGAATCTCATTTGCGAAGCTTGGTTGTTATCAATAATCTTCATGGCATGTTCTAAACCGCTGTTGAATCCGGCGGTGTAGGGATTGCCTTCTGTGATCCTGATTGAGATAGCTTCCCTCATGAGTTGAGACATTGGGATGTGTGTCTTCTTAGACAGCCTGCTCATCTTTACGTACTGAGACTCTTCTATGTAGGACATAAAAGGTTTCAGTTTCTTAGAAGAAGTCGGCATCGTTATATTCCTTTACCATCAGATCAAACAGCTCTTGCGCTTTTTTGTTCCCATTTAGTTCTGATCGAGATTTAATTTCTAGACGCTTACAGAGTTCTGCCGCAGCTTTCGCTTCCGAGTCCACGTCTAGCCACATCTGAAAGTCCAGCTTCTTACACAAGACCGCTGCCTGACTGACGCGGTTCTTATAAAGAAGCTTGGTCTCATCGTCTAAGATCCTGACCATCACCACTACGTACCGCGCTCCTACGAAGTCCCTGAGAAGTTCCTCCGGAGCCTCGTCGGGATGAACAGCAAGGGTTAAAACAAACCCGTTGCTATCCTGTTTGAGCGCGATCTTCTTGGCTTCAAACTCAAGAGGGCTCATACGAAGTCGTCTTCCAGATCGTCAAACGATTTCTTGGCGACAGGTTTTTGGGGTTTAGGTGCTCGATCACTGACGTACCGGTCGATGGCTAGACTCAAATACGTAGCACCTGCTTGGGTCTTGCGCTTCCAGCCGTTGATCTTGAAGACCAGAAGACCGTTCACTTGTTCGACCTTCGTCAGGTCTTTAACGTCGATAGCGATCTCTCCCCAGTAGTCGGGGGACTTCTCGTGCTTCTTGGTCTGCGAGGCCATCAACCGGCCAGAGTCTTTACGCTGCTCGTACATTAGATGCTCCTGTGTTTAACAAGGTAGGTAACTACTTGAGGGTAAGAGAACTTGACCCCGAACTTCTTCTCTAGCTCCCGCTTGACTTCATCCAACTGAGCAATGATGTCTAGAGGCATTGATAGAGTCTTATAAGATCTCATGCTGGCTCCATTTGTGACTGAGCGTCTTTGAACGTTTTTAGAACTGACTTGAACAGGTCGGGGTTCTCAGTCTTAAGGATGTCCAACTGAGGCAGGTTGGCCTTCCAGAACTCTCGGAGTTCATCCTTAGTAGTAGCGATGGTCACCATCTCTTTCATCTTCTCTGCAAAGAGTTCTAGGTTCGGATCTGCCTTGGGTTCTTTATTGGGTTCTGGCTGTTTTACTCCCGGCGGAGGTAACGGCTTTACGTCTGCATCGTTTTCCGGCAGATCTTCCCCGGCGTAGATGTAGAGGCCTAAACCAAACAAGGCTAGGGTCTTGGTCATGCACCGCATAAGAGCGGTGTTTACCTGAAACGCATCCGGCTCGGGGATAGGTTTATTCCGGTGATCCATAACCGGCAGAAAGCCTGTTCTCGTAGTCCCGTTAAGGGTTACATCCACCCAGACCATTCCCGTCCCGTTGATGTTCATGACAGGACTTGCACCGTCTTCTACGGTTGAGAACGTGTGAACCTTGAAAGAAGCTTTCGGATCTGCCTTTAACGCTTCCTGCCATGCCCACGCCCAACTAAGATACGTTAGGTTCTGCTTCTTCTCCGTGTGCTCGTTGACGTTCAGCTTCAGCAAGTTCCATTCGATATTGGTCGCAGAACTCTGCGACTCCACAGTAGTTTCCGGTACACCGCTTGGGTTCCCCGTTCCTGACTTCGACATATCCTTTTTCCTTTTCTGCTAGTTGCTTGGCTTCGTTACGATCTCTTAAGACTTTGATTGCTGTTTTTCTCCCTTCTCTCCTTACTGCGTACATGGTTTCTGACTGCCATCGTTCGTCCGGCGTACAGAGAGACAGGGTTCCGCCTAAGTCGGTAGTGACCTTAGACTCCTTGTGCTGATCCAGCCGGGTTCTTACGAACCTATCCGCCGTCTCAAAATCCCAGAGCGGGATATCGATAACGTGTATTTGTTTTGGTGGATAACCCTCCCGGGTATCGTGCTTACTCCAGTCCCGGATAAGAGCGCAGATCCTAAGCCCGGCGATGTTCTTGTTCTTGACCTTTCTCAAGAGCCAGCCGTACAGGTTTAACTGTTGCTCCCATTCGATCTTGTCGTTCATCACCGCCCACGCGGAGGTGAACTTGTAGTCGTACAGGATCAAACCGTCAGGGGTCTCCTGTTGAAGATCAATCTGCCCCGAGATCGTTACCCCGTCGATCTCTAGAAAGACCCGCTCTTCTGAGATCCAGCCCGGGGTTTCACCCCGCTCCATAACTACGTGCAAGGCAGAACCAAGCATCTGCCACATCATGTCCGTGACATCCGAGACAAGGTGTTCGCTGTATTGTTCCCTCAACCGTCTCACCCGGGGCGGGGAAAGAAGCTCCGTCACACTGTAGTCACTCTTCCCCTTGGAGTAGTATTCCCGAGACGCCAGCGTCATCAGCGGCTCAGGAACCCCATAACTATTCGTTACTTTCATCGAGGTCTCCATGTCGAAACCAGACGATAGCACTATTGAAGACGATGTGCAAGCGCTAGTGAAGCCTAAGCGGAAAAAGAAGCCTGCAAGTCTGACGCCAAGGTCTATGGCAGAGATGAGAGACAGGGGGTATGTAGTCGCGGTTGTAGAGCACTACAACGCTTTCACCCGCAGGAAGCACGACTTGTTCGGGTGTATCGATCTGCTCTGTATTGGGAACAACGAAACCGTAGCTGTACAGGTTACAAGTAGGGCAAACGTATCCTCTAGGAGAACCAAGATAGAGGAGACAGAGGCTTATCCGGAGATGTTGAAGTCAGGATGGAGAATCCTTATCCACGGGTGGGATAAAGAAGGTGGCCTGTGGCGGCTAAAGGAAGTGGAGCTATAAGAAGCTTAAAAAAAATGGCCCCACGCGGGGGCCAAAAGACTGAAGGAGGAAGTGTGCTACGAAGCACAAAGCTATCATAACATAGGAGTCGATTAAAAAATACAATGAGCTATTGTTCGCACTATCGTTATGCTAATATCTGGCCTGTTGGTGGAATAGGTAGACACGACAGACTTAAAATCTGTTGCCGGTAGGCGTGAGGGTTCGAGTCCCGCACAGGCCACCAAGACGCATGAGCATTCGGGCATTGACTTGCCCATCCGGCAAATCCGAACCGGAGAGGAGTGCTCAGCCGTGTTGGGAAAGTCGAGGTATCGACAGTAGTCAGAATCGGTTATTACCAACAAGCTAACCCGCTGGTGCGTTATTAGAACTAGGCCTGACTGGTTGAAGCTGCGGGATCAGGACCAACACGCATGGGGGTTTGACCGCATAGGGCGGCTCATTAGGATGGCGGTGCAAGTCCGTAGAGTCCCCAGCCGTGTTGGTGGGGCAGGGCATGGACGGAGTACCGTATTCATTGTCAATGCACTGGGAGGGAATCGATAAGCCCCGAACCCAGTGCGCCACCGACAACCAACACGCATGGGGATTGAGAGGCGAGGGGGTGTAGCCGCACTTCAGGAGGCTCGCTGAAAGTCGGAAGGCAAACGGACAGGCGCTATGGTTAGCCGAGAGGAGTCCGGTAAGGGTTCGAATCCCGCCTCAGTCCCCAGCCGTGTTGGTGACGACCAGCAAGCCGGATCCGTGTGGCTACGGTGCGATACCACGGGTGACTCAGCCCCGGGCGGATAGACCTGAGATGACACCCCGGAAAGACGGGGACTAGCACGGCTGATGAGTCTTGATGAGACGAAACACGAAAGTGTCCCGTGGAGTTTCCCCGGCGGGGGAATAACTGGAAACCTTAGCGGTTCAGCCTAAGTGCCTTTAAAAAGGGCTTTTAGGCCGTGGGTGTGCAACGAACCGTGACTGCACACATCTGGCCCCGCTGACACCCCGGAAAGACGGGGCCAACACGCATGGGGGTTGGCTGTGCAACCTAGCACAAGCCGCTCTGGGGCTACAGGTGGGGATGCTGTTCGACTCAGCGTCTCGGCGGTGTAGGGATGCCAGCCCCCAGCCGTGTTGGGAAGACTGGAGAGGATAATGAGAATAGCTGTAGCGTTGTTGTTGGTATGTTCTACTGCTCAGGCTGAGTTCTATTCTGGCAATGACCTTCTTGCCAAAATGGAATCAGACCACATCGTGGATCGATCAATGGCCTTGGGATATGTAGTAGGTGTATCAGACACGGGAGATGGGGTAACTCATTGCCCCCCCGCTAATATCACTACAGGGCAGGTCAGAGACCTTGTTAAGGGTCACCTGACAAGAAACCCCGGCAGCAGGCACTTCTCGGCTGATAGCTTGATTACGAACCTGCTGCGGACGACATGGCCTTGTAAGCCTTCTGGCAGGGGGATTTGACAGACTAAAAATGTTGTAGGAAACTCTCATCACCTATCGGCTTGGTAACCCGATGGGTAGCTCACAACAGCGAATCCGAACCCACTGGGGGCCGGGCTTCGTCAAAGCTGCAAGAAGATGGTTGTGCATCTCTTGTATGCGGCAAACCAAGCCTAAAGCCTGTCGCCCAGTGGGTTTTTTTATTGGCTTGTCGCAACCGCCGGGGCCATAACCCAGCCCTCGACGAGGTAGATGCGACCGAATCGGATAAACGTGGCAAACCGGGTGGTACTTCAGTAGCGCAAGCGAACGGGGCCAGTTGCTCGGGGTGGAAGGGAAACCTGAAACCAGCCTAGATAAACGAGAGCATCCTTGTTCTACCCGTTTTTTTACGGGTGAGGTTCTATTACACTTTAAAAGCACGGGATGTTTACAGTATCTACGGGACGTTGTAAGGGTAGGCGGCTAGTCCCCGCAGTGTTGGTAGAGCCGCCGATTTGTTTTTGGTTAAGAGAATCTGCCAAGGGTTGTGATGCTGGAAGCTACCGAGTCCGCGATCCGGGCGGCGTTGAGCTTGATGGAGGAGTACCCCATCAAAGCTAAGTTTGCTAAAACGATAGTCGATCTAAGACTAGCGTTAGAGGAGATAGAGCGTGAGAGATTACAAACAAGAGTACAAGACTCAACAAGAGCGAGGTGAGCACGACAACCGGATGGAGAGGCAGCGTGCTCGCCGGGCGTTAGATAAGAAAGGTGTTGCCCGTAAGGGCAAAGATGTATCCCACGTTGTAGCGTTATCAAAAGGAGGAAGTAACAAAGATGGAGTAAAACTACAAGCACCGTCTAAGAACCGCAGCTTTAAAAGAAACCGAGACGGTTCAATGAAGTAAGACTGAAGAGGACTAAGAGGCGTAAATGATTCCGGAATTCTCTGGACAGACTGCCAGAGCTAAGTGTCCATTCTGCTCGGCAGAAAGAAAGAAAAAGAACTTAAAAGAACTATCACTTACCCGGCAACCAGATGGGGCAGTTCTGTACTAT